AGTTTCCGCCAGGCGACATTAAGTCTTGCTTAAACGACACTGTTATCGCTTGAGATATAGCCATGTTTATTGTCCTCCAGTTAATGTATTCTCGCCTAGTGGACTACCTGGAAACTTGTAGTCTGTTCTTCTTCTTCTACGAGCTTCATTATTTATAGCAGCCACACTTTCGACATACTTTTGTTTATATATATTATAGTCTTCCATGTTTTTTGTAAAGAGATTTGCTTCAGATAAACAACCATATAATAAAGCGTCAGAAGCATTTTCAGTATACCAATTAGTTGTATTAGTATTAGATAATGGATTAATTTTACCTTGGTATCCTAATTCCATAGTATATGCTTGATTTGGAGTAGGAGCAATATACAATGTAGTATCATTAAAATTAGCAAAATATCGTGGTTCATCAGTCAAAGAAGAATCAGGCCAGTATTCTTGAAGATATTCTATAGGTTTTATTTCTAAAAATTTTCTATCGTCATTAACAATTATATTTAAATAATTAATTAACATTGGTTCTATAGATGATGGAAGAGTAACAAATCTATCTCCTAAAGACATAGAAGAAGTTACATTTTGATTAAAACCTACTGGATCTATTTCTCTAGATAATTTAGTTTGTGTATTATCAATAAATGTATCTAATTGATTAGTAAAATCTGTACCTGTGTTTTCCGCCCAAGTTTGAATATCAGTCTTTAGACTGCTGTATGTCATTGGCATTGTTATCTGCTCCTTCTATATTAAATTTAGTCCATACATTTCCTTTAAATGGATAAGTTCCATAATGAGTTAATGGACTAATTACATCAGCGAAGATTTTGCCACCTATTTTTTGCCATAATCTACAAAAAGCATAATCTTCTGATAGATATCTATTACTTTTTTCATCAATAATACAGTCAAAAAATGCATAGCAATTTTCACTAGAAAATCTTTCATTATTAATAATTTGATCACTTGTATATTTTAAATTTGGATAAGCTTCTTTCATTTTATAAAAAACTTCTTTTTTAATACACATAAAACCAGTTGCAGCATCTAATACCTCTGTAAATCCATTTTTTACTTTTATATTTTTTGGTTCAGCAAAATTTAAATTATACCCTAAAGCTTTTTGTTCAATATTTTCTTCGCCTGTTTCTTTTATAAATTTAGGTACTGATTTCCAATCTATGGATTTTCTCGGATATATTCCGCAAGCTATATCATAATCTGATTCTATTAATCTAATTACATTTTCTGCATTAAAACCTATATCACTATCTATAAACATTAAGTGTGTAAATCTTTCTGGTTCTTTTGCATCAGCATCTAAAAATTGACAAACTAAAGTATTTCTAGCTCTTGTAATCAAGCTTTCATTTCCCATAGTGTTTAAGTGTATTTGAATTCCTTTACGTGTACCTAGAGTTGTTAATTGTAATAAACCGTGTAGATAAGCTTCTGTAAGTTGGCCGCCATAACAAGGTGTTGCAACCATAACACCATATTTTTTTTCTGTTTTCATGATGTTACTATTGTAACATTTCCTATCGCCGTTGATAACAAATTTGTGCTTGCTTGTGCGAAACCACAAGCTAATACATTTCCTGATGTAGCTGGAAAAATAAGTTCTATTTGTCCCGGGACTCCACCTGTTGCAGATAAATTTGCTTGAGGTCTAGCGTCTTGTAAAGATTGAGCGTCTGTAAAATATGTTAAATCTAATTGTGGTTGTTTAGGTTCAAACTCAGAGCTATGTACAAAAGATCCATTCCATTCAAATACCATTTCTTGATAAGGATACTCTAATCCCGATCTGTCTGATATAGCTCTTGCATATTGTCCACTTGAAAATTTATTATGTGGAGCACGATGTGGTCTTGTACTTCTATCACCAAGTTTATTTGCCATTATGTATAAAATCTATTAGTTGAAGCAGGTAAAATTCTTACAGATGGAGAATCATCACCTGCAATTAATCTTTCGTAAGCTTGTTCATAATCTAATTTTAATTCTGCTCTTTGAGGTTGTTGTATATTACTTCTTTTTTTAGAAAGATAATAAGCTAAACCAGCACACATACATTCAAAAGCTCTAAATGGAATATCAAAAGTTTGTTGAGTACCATCTACAGTAGAAGCAGTAACGTCTTGTATTTTTCTCATTCTATAATATCTTAAAGTATAAGCTTGGTCTGGAGCGGGATATATTTTTACAACAGGTGTACTTAATCTTTGTAAATAAAATTGTGTAGGTCTAGATTGTTGTGTTTTATTTGATATTGCTGCGTAATCATTAACACCCAAACGTGTCATTGAATATTCAGTTCCATCACTATCAACAATGTTAGCATTTATAATATCAACTAAATCGTAATCTAAAGTATAATCTGTAGTTCCTTGACTAATAGCTTGATCTTTTAATTCTACAGTCCATTGATTGTAACCTCTATTAGCCCAATCACTAAACATAATATTAAGACTTCTACGAGCTGAACGCACATCATAACCTAAAATAGGATCACCTCCTATTCTATCGTAAGCTTCTTGTATACAGTCATTAACTGTAAGATTATATGTAGATGTATTAGACGTAGCCATTATGCATGAAACGCTGTTACACCAGAAACATTTGATAGTGTTGCTTCTAAATTAGCTGAAAACTTGACGCCTTCATCTGGTAAACCAATATTAACTGGTCCTGAAGCTGCACTAGCAGAAGTTGTTACTGTAAATTTATCAGTACCACCATCAGAAAAAACTACTGATCCTGCATTTGCAGTTGGTGTTATAATAAAAGCTTTTAATCTTGTAGGTCCACCAAATAATTCTTGAGTACCTGACGTATTAGAAGTAAAAGCTACATTTAGATCTGATCCTGCCATTTATCCTCCTATATTAATTTTTGTTTTCTTAGGCTTTCATATAATAACGCAACTCTATCCTTTTGGCTAGAAGGTTGTTGTATAAAAGGTTGTACATATGTTTTAGCTATAGATTTAGAAAAGTCTATAGGTTTATTCAAATCAAAAGTTGTAGATTTATCAAATGGATCTTTTCCAGTACCTAAAGGTGTTTCTTCTGTAAATGCTCCTATAACTTTTTCAATATCTGCTAATTTTTCATCTAAACTTTTTTCTTCTGATTCTTTTTCTTTTCTTGCTGATTCTTTTTCTAAAATTTGTTCTATACTTTCAGTTTCTCCTGTATCATCCATAGAAGCAATTTTTTTTTCTTCTTCACTACTTGCCATATCAGCAACTTCTTTTGCTTTTTGAAAGTCTGTTAATTTTTCTACTGATGATCTTTCATCTTTTTCTTCTTCTTCATCATCTTTTTTAAATACGTTAGCTAATGCTGTTGCTTTTTCTTTTAACTTATCTAGATCAAACATAATTCTCCTTAAACGAGGGCCCGAAGGCCCTCTGATTAATTATTATGGTGTGTTTCCAGCGTCCGCAATGCTATTGTTTTGCATATACATAACAGTAACAGTTGCATTACCAGTAGTTCCATCACCATCAGTACCAGTAAAGTCAGCTAAAACTTGAATATCAGTTGTACCAATATTAGTTGCTTCAGTATCTAAAGTACCTCTAGTAGTTCCTAATGATTTAACACTTGTAGATGGAATAAAAGCATTTGCATCATCTGCTGTACCAACAACTATTGTTGCTGCGTTAGAATCATTATTAACAGTTGTTACATTTAATATAACATCTACTATTTGTGAATTTGCAGGAATTGTTCCGCAAACTTGATTTAAGTGTGAAGCTCCAGTTATGTCAACCTTTGCAGATTGTGCCATAACTACGAAACCAGTATTAGCAACATTTGCTCCTAATGTAGCTCCAGTAGTTTCTCTTATCGTTCCCGCTTTAATCGGTCCCGAAAATGTAGTTGTTCCCATAGTCTACCTCCTTAGTAGTCAGCTTACGCTGTCTTAGGGTTACTAGGCGTATTGCTACGCCTAGTAATTAATTATTATTATGCAGCTCCTTCTGAACCGAAGACAGCTCTCCAGTCTGTGAAACCGAAAGAGTATCTTTCTCTAACTTTGTATCTTAGATTACCAGTTTCAAAATCACCTTCAACAGCTTTTTTGATTGGTGCTCTAACAAAGTGTTTCATTCCATCAGGGCAATCAGTCATAATGAAGTATTGATCTTGGTCAGTTAGTCTTTGGTTAACGACTACTCCTCCCGGGATCATACCCATATTTCTCATTGCATTAATGTCATTGTCAGCAGTTCCTGGTCTTAGATTAGACTTAAGGATTCTTTCTGCAATAAACACTAATTGAGGTGGAACAATTAACTTTTGTCCAGTTAGTGCAATTGGTATACCTCTGTCATCTTCTGCTTCAGAGATTTGAATTAATAATGTCTCTAAAGACGTTTCACTCAAATCTGCTGCTGTAGATAATGTGTTAGAAGCAGTACCGCCACCACCTAGTGGGTGAGAAGCATTCAATAAAGATACGCCGTCTCCACCTACTGATGTAGTAGTTGCATTGTTTAAGATGTTTGCACCTTTAATCTCTTTAGTGTGTTGCATTGATCTTGCTAAAGCTCTAGCATATTTTGCACCTAAAGATCCGTATAAACCATCTTCTTCAGCTTCCTCAGTTATTGAGAATGCTAAAGCTACAGTTTCGTGTACGTATCTTGATACAAATCCTTCTCTGCCAGATTCATAAGATATTGCAGCACCTTCAGCTTTTGTTGGTGCAGCTCCGAAGCCGATCATTTGTACATCTTCTTC